GTACTCAAAATTTAACACAAGAATTTAAAGACTATCTAAGTGAATGGTCTATTAGAAATAATTATCCACGTGCTGTAACATTTAGTGTAAGTCCAAAATTAAGCTGTAGCGGAGAAAAACGTGAAGATGCTATTAAACCAGATGTTGTTTTAGAGTATCAAGAAGTAGGACCGACTTATTTAAAATTTGTTATTGCCACAGAAGATGATGCATACGAAGCACTAGAAGTAATGGACATTTATCGTGCATTAGGATTTGAAGGTGCTGTTTATTTTATGCCAGTAGGCGGAGTAGAAAGTGTATATGCATTGAATAATCGACGTGTAGCAGAACTAGCTATGAAGGCAGGTTTACGTTATAGTGATAGACTACAAGTGCCATTATTTAAAAATGAGTGGGGTACTTAATATGTTCTTTATGTTTTGTTTTATAATTGGTTGGGTAATAATAATTTGTTTATTATTAAGATGGACTAAAAATATTAATAGTTCTTGTACTGGCAATTGTAGACAAGGCAGAGATTGTAATTGTATGGAAAAGAAAAATGATTAAAAATTTAATTAAAAAATGGTTCGGCATCGATCAACTGGAAGAAAATTTAAAAACTCTTAAAGAAATGGAAGCTAAAGCAGTTGCTGCAACTGCCGAAGCTCAAGTTGCCGAACAAGAAGCAAAAATGGATCCAAAATCTCGTGCTACAGCCAGAGGAGAGCCGTATGTAGCTGTTTTGGATACACATGTAAACAAAGATAATATACGAAATGGCTTTTTTGAACTTGACTGGAATGCGGAATTTATAGTACAATTGAAGCAAGCTGGATATGGATTTGATGGCGATCCTGATGAAGAGATTGTAGATCGCTGGTTTAGAGATTTGGCATCAAATATGCTAGCCGAGGCAGGACAAGATCCAGGTAGATCTAGTGCTGGTTTTATTAATGTGAGTAAACTAGGAAACGGTAAATCCGTCGTAGAATGACATATATAATTGTTGATACCGCTAATACATTTTTTCGTGCTCGGCATGTAGTGCAAGGCTCTGCCGATATTAAACTTGGTATGGCGTTTCATATCACGCTTAACAGTATTAAAAAGGCTTGGCAAGATTTCGGTGGCGGTCATGTAGTATTCTGTCTCGAAGGTCGAAGCTGGCGTAAGGACTATTACAAGCCTTACAAAGCTAATAGACAAGAAACTCGTGCGGCTATGACACAAAAAGAACAAGATGAAGATAAATTGTTCTGGGAAGCATTTGACGAATTTAAGAATTTTATTACAGAAAAGACCAATGCTACTGTAATGCAACATCCTAATTTAGAAGCTGATGATTTGATTGCAGGTTGGATACAAGCTCATCCGTCTGCAAAACATGTTATTATCTCAACAGACGGAGATTTTGCACAATTAGTCAGTCCGAATGTAAGTCAATATAACGGTGTAGGAGACTTGCATATTACACACGAAGGTATCTTTGATGCAAAAGGTAAACCAGTTAAAGACAAAAAGACAGGCGAGCCAAAGCCAGCGCAAGACCCAGAATGGATGCTATTCGAAAAATGCATGCGTGGTGATACCAGTGATAATGTCTTCTCGGCGTATCCGGGTGTGCGTACTAAAGGTTCTAAAAACAAAGTTGGTCTTACAGAAGCGTTCGAAGATCGTAAAGCCAAAGGATTTGCGTGGAACAATCTCATGCTTCAGAGATGGGTTGACCATAATGGAGTCGAACACAGAGTTTTAGAAGACTATCAGCGTAACGTGCAATTATGCGACTTAACAGCGCAACCCGAAGATATTAAGGTTAAAATTAAAGAAACAATCGAAGCTAATGCTAAACCTAAAGATGTTAGCCAAGTTGGTATCCGTATGCTTAAATTCTGTAACGCATGGGATATGAAGAAAATTGCTGAAAATATTCAGCAATACGCAGAGCCTTTTCAAGCAAAATATAAGGAAGAATAAAATGACACAGTGGACCGTTAGCACATATTATAAAAAATCTTGTCAAGAAGTCGAAACATACCATCAGCGTAACGGTGATGGAAAAGTTACTGTCACTAACGGTTTCCGTTATGGCGAATGGACCGTAGAAACTACAGACGATAATCCTCCCGAATTTGAATTTGTAGAAGTACCTGGCGGGGATGGTAAACGAGACAGTATTAATATGCTAGACTGCGAAGTCAACAATATTGAAAGCGTTGATCTTGTCGAAATGTTCGACGGCGGATGCTGGTACAATGTAGAATTTGAAGGGCTGTCTGAAGAAGAGGAAGAAGAAATTCAAGAATTTCTTGATGATAACAGCCCATATGAATTGGAAGAACGTGAAGACGATCCGTGGAGTCAAGGCGATACGGAATGGTGGATCTGGGGTCCTATTGAAATTAAAAACGAAGGCGGCGATACTGTCCGTATTATCTGCGCAGATGCTGACGGCAATGTTGTAGATTTCAAAGAAGAATGAGAGATAAATACGTATATTACTCGGGTGCCGTCAGGGCCTTTGTAATACTAAGGAGAACAAAATGACAGAAATACACGCCAAGCCTATAGTGGATGGTAAGTTTTGGATCGTAGAACAGGACGGTACTAAGATTGCAACACTACACAAAAAAGAAAATAATAAATTCGTCTTAAGTAGCACTAACGGCGAAGTTATGTTTAACAAAAAACAAGACTTAACTAAACAGTTTGGAGAAAGATTTTTCCTAACTAGTCCAAAAGTTAAAATTACACAAGCAGAGCCCAATGAATGTCACGGGTTTCCTACTAGTGTTACACCGTATAATACTATGTACGATGTAAGAAATAAATTACCATTGTTTACTAAAAGTCTGCAAAGTAAAAGTTTGTATTGTGCAGGATATTATACAATTCAATTTAACAAAGGTTGGGTTAAAAGTTGGTGTCCTAAACTAATTACACTAGAACGCAATCCTTACAAAGGTCCGTTTAAAACAGAATTTGAAATGAAACAGGTACTAAGTAATGTCAAATCAGATTAATTTATCACCTATTACTCAATTTATTCAGCAGCTACGTGCTGCTGAATTAAGCCAAAGTAAAGAAGTTAAGATACCAATACAACAAGCACGACTACTTAGTCTAGCATTAAACGAAATTCAAGACAAGTTAGTACAAGATTATGAAAATTTGTATAATAGTCTTAAAACTAGTACAGATAACGAAGTAGTTAGTGTTATGTTAGACGGTGGTGATTTTAAAAGCTAAATTGGATAAATATATACGTATATTATTAGGATACGTATATGAGCAGACCAAAGCCAAAGATATTACTTGAATACATAAACAAGAAAAATTACAAAGCTGAACAAATTCTCGAATCAGAAGCCATTTGGGCCGTATTCTATAAAAACGAGCCTTTCAACTTAAAGAGTTTTAACAGCCTTACGTCTTACCCTGGACCGAAGTATAAAAAAGTATCTTTTAGTAATCCCGGACATGCACATAATTTAGCTAAAAAATTAAATCTTACATTTGGTTGTGAAGATTTTCAAGTAATCAAGTTAACACAAGGTACTATTGTGAAATGACAAGTCGTAACACATTGACTAAAATATTTTTAGAGCAATGGGGGAAAAGTATAGACGATGCAAATGTACAACTATTTTCACGTAAATGGTGGAAAAGTACAAGAGTAGGTAAAGATAGTGCATTTAGATTAACCGAAGAAGGTTGTGAATTTTTGGTTAAAGAATTGGAATTAAAAGAATATGAAGTTCCATTTACCGAACCAATTGAATTAAGTCCGCAAACTATTATCTTTTTGGAAAGATATGTGGATAGCCCATATTACTTAACCAATCATAGTATTACATTATTTTCTGAACGCAAGAGTTTTGAGCTAATGTTGTTTAGTGACGATATACGTAAGTTTGGTTTGATAAAAGCTATGAATGAACGTGAAAAAGATTTAGCCAAAACATCCTAAAATATTAAAAAACAGTTGACTAAGAATGTCTATGACATTATAATATACACATAGACAGCGTTATTCAACAACACTTTTTTAACTAAGATAGGAAGCAAAATGGCAGAAATCGTCAGTCGCACCGTTGGTCCAAGCGGCGCTAAAAAATCCTTGCGTAAAGCATTTAAAAATCAACGTCCAATTTTTCTATGGGGTCCTCCAGGAATTGGTAAATCGGATATCATTAAACAACTCGGTGATGAGCTTGATGCTCATGTAATCGATGTTCGTTTGAGCTTGTGGGAACCCACTGACATTAAAGGCATTCCATATTTTGATTCTAACGATGGAACAATGCGTTGGGCTCCTCCTAGCGAATTGCCTAGTGCTGAATTGGCTAAACAACATAAAACTATTGTGTTGTTTTTAGACGAAATGAACTCTGCGGCTCCTAGCGTACAAGCTGCTGCTTATCAATTGATTTTGAATCGTCGTGTAGGTACTTATAAATTGCCAGATAATGTTGTGCTAGTTGCTGCTGGCAATCGTGAAACAGATAAAGGTGTTACATTCCGTATGCCTGCTCCTTTGGCCAACCGTTTTGTACACTTAGAAATGCAAGTTAATTGGGATGACTATTTTGAATGGGCTGTTGAAAATAAGATCCATAAAGACGTAGTTGGATTTTTGAGCTTCAGTAAAAAGAGTCTGTATGATTTTGATCCAAAATCTAGCTCACGTGCGTTTGCCACTCCACGCTCTTGGTCGTTTGTTTCCGAGTTGTTGCACGATGACGATACCGATGCTGAAACACTTACTGACTTAGTGAGTGGTTCTGTAGGAGAAGGTTTGGCAATTAGCTTTATGGCTCACCGTAAACATGCTAGCAAAATGCCTAATCCTACAGATATTTTGAATGGCAAAGTTAAGAAAATGGATTCTAAAGAAATTAGTGCTATGTACTCATTAACTGTGTCACTGTGTTACGAATTGAAAGATGCATGTGACAAGAAAGCTAAAAACTGGAACGAACAAGTTAACTGTTTCTTTGAGTTTATTATGAATAACTTTGAAACAGAATTGGTTATTATGGGTACTAAATTAGCATTGTCAACTTACAAGTTGCCATTAGATCCAGATGAAATCAAATGTTTTGACGAATTCCACTCCAAGTTTGGTAAGTACATTAGTCAAGCAACCGAAAAGTAAATTGGTTTAGCATCAGTTGACACCTCCTTAGGGAGGTGTTATACTATATACATAGTAAAAACTTAGGAGCAAAGATGTCTAGTTTAGACCCAATCGTTGATAAAATTATTATAGCTCGAGTTAGCTTATTGCTTAAACATCCGTTTTTTGGCAATATGGCAACACGTTTAAAAATTCAAGAAGCAGACGATTGGTTGCCTACTGCAGCAACCGATGGTCGTACAATCTTTTTTAATCGTAAATTTTTTGAACCGTTGACAGTTAAACAAGTCGAATTCGTGATTGCACATGAAATTCTACATAATGTGTTTGATCACATGGCTCGTCGCGAAAATCGCAATGCACGTATTTTTAATATTGCTGCCGACTACTGTGTAAACGGACAATTAGTTCGTGATCGTATTGGCGATCACAACGTAGGTGATATTAAAATTTTCCATGATCCTAAATACTATGGCATGGGTGCAGAAGAAGTATACGACAAAATCTTTGACGAAATGGATGAGGAAGAACTTAACCAATTAGGTCAATTATTGGATGAACATATTGACTGGGGTGAAAACGGTAAAGAAGGCCAGCCAAAATATACTAAAGATCAATTAAAAGAAATTCGTGATGAGATCCGCGAAGCTACAATGCAGGCTGCACAAGCCGCAGGTGCTGGTAACACACCTGCAAGTGTACAGCGTATGATTAAGGAATTGACAGAACCTAAAATGAATTGGCGTGAAATCCTGCGTCAACAAATTCAAAGCACTATTAAAAACGATTATTCGTTTATGCGTCCTAATCGTAAAGGTTGGCACATGAGTGCGGTGCTACCCGGAACACAATTTCAAGAAACAATTGATATCTGTGTAGCAATCGATATGTCAGGTTCGATCGGCGACGAACAGGCAAAAGATTTCTTAACAGAAATTAAAGGTATTATGCAAGAGTATAAAGACTTTAAAATTAAAGTATGGTGTTTTGATACTCGAGTTTATAACGAAGCAGACTTTGACGGATATAATATCGACGAATTTGATTACTACGAGCCAATGGGCGGTGGTGGAACTGAGTTCGATGCCAACTGGAATTACATGAAAGAAAATGATATTCAACCTAAAAAGTTTATCATGTTCACTGATGGGTATCCTTGGGGTAGTTGGGGTGATGAAAATTACTGCGATACAGTATTCATTATTCACGGTAATGATACCATTGTTCCTCCTTTTGGAGAATATGCGTATTATCAGTTTGCTAAGGAAACAGCATAATGGCATTAAAAAATGGCAAACCTAATCCTTTAAATTATTATGATTTAAGAAGGGTTGAGTTTGCCTGTCCACATTTCAAATATACTAGTATAGATAGATACAATCCTAGTTTAGTCAAATCTATAGACTCTTGGATCAAAAAGAATTTAAATAATAGGTATTATGTAGGACAAGGAATTACGCTAGATAATACCAATACAATTGTTTATAATACACGTATTGGCTTTGAAAGCGAAAAAGAATTAAGTTTTTTCACAATTGCCTGTCCTCTTTTACAGACGAGATAACTAATTACGTACTCAATAAGGAGATATTATGGCTGACGTACAAAATACAAACGACGGTGCTCCGTCAAACGACCTTACAATTAATGACCTAAATGCAATGAAAGTCATTATTGATATTGCTAGTTCACGTGGTGCATTTAAACCAAATGAAATGGTAGCTGTAGGTCAAACATATACAAAATTAACAACATTTTTAGATGCTGTATCAGCACAACAAGCAGCAGCAGAGAAGGCAAATGCTGCTCAACCTGCAACACAACAACCAGCAACTGACGCTCTTTCATCAGCTGTAGCAGGAGCTTAATATGGCTCAAGAACTTAAACACGTAGGGCGTGTCATTGCCACTAACAAAAAATGTATAGTGGCATATCGTACATTACCCGGTGATGCATATAATTGCTTAATTGTTCCAACCGAGAATATGCCTGATATCTATCACGATGCTATTATTAATTTAGTAGAAAGTGGTGCTGGTCAGGACTCGTATGAGTTTGCCGAAGTATTAGATCGCACTCAATTTCCAGACGGTTCACGCATGTTGCCTTGGTTGCATGTCAATAACAGATTAATTAAAGCACCAACAAGCGCAATTGAAATGACTCCGAGAGCCGGTGTAAGTATTCAATTATCTGAATTAAATCAAATTATTGCTGAACAACGCGGTGTTGCTGTAGACGAATTATCTATTAAACCGACTACTGGAGAAACTAATACCGAAAAAGCAACAGCAACAGTTACAGAAGAAAAAGTTGCCGAAATACCTGCACCAATTTCATCAGTAGCATTAACTCCTGAAGCCCAAGCTAAAGAGTATCGTAGTCAAGCAGATAAACTAGCTAAACAAGCAGCTGAGATGCGTCGAAAAGCAGAGGAATTGGTTCCGACCAAGAAGAAAGTGCAGTGACAAAATCTGGGAAGATCCTTCCCAAAGATGTCGTAGCACATTGGCCAGAAGTATTCGAAGATGTTCAACTTAATGTTTTACCCATTAAGTATCTTAGTACAGTTTTGATTAATTTTAAAGACGGCAAAACTTGGGAAATAAAAGTAACAGCAAAGGCAAAACGAGAAGGTTGGCCGGTGTTTGAAAGTAGCCTCAGCGAGTTATGTAAGAACTATGAAGATTCGATCGATAACGTAGATTTTAAATTGGATTCGGCTCGAGTACGAAAAGATATCGAAAGAACTACTCAACAATTTTTAAAGAAAAAGAAGTTATAAATGAATGTTAAATTGCTTAGTTACAGCCAGCCAACTGAAGAATTTGCTAGCATGGGAATCTCGGATGCACAAGAACTCATTGCCTACTGTGCAAGAGTCAGTAACCCGAGCAATCAGCTTAATACAGAAACCTCAGAAAAGCTCATTAGATATCTTATTAAGCACCAACACTGGAGTCCTCTCGAAATGGTGTCCGCCTGCATCGAGATTACTACTACAAGAGATATCGCAAGACAAATCCTTAGACATAGAAGCTTCAGTTTTCAAGAGTTCAGCCAACGTTATGCTGACCCAACAAAGGATCTCAACTTTGTACTTAGAGATGCTCGCAAGCAAGATACCAAAAATAGACAAAATAGCATAGAACTAGATCCTCATAATAATGATGAAGATCGGTTTTTAGCGTATCAATGGGAGCGTATGCAGGAGCTTGTTATTAAACAAAGTCGTGATGCATACGAATGGGCTATTAGTAAAGGAATAGCCAAAGAACAAGCACGTGCTGTATTACCAGAAGGACTTATTGAAAGTCGGTTATATATGAATGGTACGTTACGTAGTTGGATTCACTTTATTGAATTACGTAGCTCAAATGGTACACAAAAAGAGCATCAGGAAGTTGCAATAGCTTGTGCTAAAGTTATTGCTAAAATCTTCCCGATGACTACAGATCTTATTTAAAAGTTTCTGGAGGGAACAATTCAGTGTGTGCATTAAATTGTTCCTCTAGCCAATCAAAATCATTAATTTTTGCAAGCGATACTGGATCATCTTTATATGTTGTTCCGTACCATTCTCCTGCACTTGCACCACCTCTTGAATATTCTGCAAAGGGCGCCTGACTCCCATTAAATCTCCACACATCTAATCTATGCTGTGTTTCTTCGTCTAACTGACCGACGATAATTTTACTAGATAATTTAACACACTCTCTAAAACTACTACGCCACGTACTTAATGGATCAGTGTTAAATCGAGTTATATTACTAAGTTCATTTATAATTTTAAATCGAGGACTGATACTAGTGGTCATATCAGGATTAGAAATATTCATATTAATGGTTAAATTTTTGGGTAATAATTTAACTCCACCGTACCCATATTCTAATCCATTGATAGGATTTATGCTACGCCATACATGTACAATATCTTCTTCGCTTGGATCTAACTTAATATTAAATTTAAAACTAGGTAATATTTCTGCATCTGCATCAACAACATAAAACATATTAGAGTTTGCCTTTTTAGCAGCTTCAATATGTGCATTATGTATTCCTTTAATATTTTGAATTCTATAAAATTTATTATAAGGATAGGCTTTTAATAGTTCAATATATCTATCAGTAGCGTGTGATTCATTATAACTTATAAATGCAATATCATACATTATATTTTTTCCTTACAATTCTAGGGCTATTGTTAAACACAGTTTTAAAAAAACTACTAGAGTCTTTGCATGGATCAAAAAGTTCCAAACCACATTCATGTTTAAGTGTTTCTCCTAATCCAGATATTTCATGTCTTAACATGTCATCTGTAACTTTGCTGTATTTGTTCTCCCACTGGTCAGTTAACCAATCAAAATCGCGCACATTGCTATAATCCCAATCAGTACAGTTGGTCAAATAAGCTCCTTCTCTGGCACCGTATATACTCCATAATCCATTTGTAACATCTGCTCCAATATTACACCATACTAATAATCTATGGTAATTTTGCCACCAAACTTTTTTAAGGTCTTTTACTTTAGCGCCTTGATCCAATGACATCTTTACACCTTCTCTAAAGCCGGCACGCCATGCTTGGAATGGACTAGCGTTGGTAAAACTTTCACTATAATTTTCATTGAACTGATAGTATTTTTCATCAAAACAAAATTCAACAAGCCCCTTAGTATCATTAGGATCTGAATTTTCATGTGTACGCATGTTATTAACAAACTCAGGCGTCCACATTTTAAGGCCTCCATTACCGTACATTAAATGATTAACATGAACTTTTCCGCACCAACTAAAAACATAATCTTTAGTCAAGCCAAGCTCATCTAAGTCAATTTCAACTTCTAAAAATGCAGGGTCGATAATATTATCGCCATCAACTGTAACAAAATATTCTGTTTCGCATTTTGCTGCACAGGCTTTATGTGCTGCATCTGAGCCTTTAACACCATGCACACGTTTTGCCCATGGTACTTTACTTAATAGATCTGCATAATTTTTTTCGGCGTTAGGTTCATCATAACTGAGAAATATAATGTCCTGTTCAATTACCTTAATTTTACTCATGTATTCTCCAAATTTTTAATGCGTAATTAATACTAGCTAGATTAGTTGTAATAGCAATTTCATCTATATTTTTTTCCCATTTTGTTTCAAATGGCACTATAATTTTATCGTAGGTAATTTTTTTTAAATCTATACTAAATGTTTTAATTAAAAAGTTAGGGTCTTTTCCCAATGTTAAAAACAATGTTAAATCGGATATAGGCAATTTATTGTCATAATATTTTTGTCTAAATACATCCGATGCTACAAATATCCATCTATCATTAAACTCATCCCAATGAATATCTATATCTGAGTCATGACAATCTTTATCAATCCATTTTAATAATCGATTTTTAAAATTATGTTCTTCTATAATACGTGTCGGTATAAGTCCAATCGACGGATTACCTTTATCATCTATAATAGTTCCAACTCTAAAATCTGTAAATTGTTCTAATCCAGCAACTAATCTATGATGTTGTTCTAATGTAATTTCAATTGCAAGACTATATGCATCATTTCGAAAATTATTTACAGAAAGTATAGTTCCATCATCATTATAGTGTACATAAAATTTATGTTCAGGAAAAGAATTATTTTGTATTTTTTTTTGACGTTTAGCCACGACTTAACTCCTGCAATTTATCAACTATGTAGTCAGATAAAAAATCTTTTTCTATATAGTGAAATATTTTGTGTTGACGAATATTACCAACAGTAAGTATTCCATTGAAATTACTAAGGACATTCGATTGCCAGCTTTCTGTGGACACATTCCAATTTTGCAATGGTGTTTTCATATGCACAAATTTCATTGGATTATTACTATCTAATACTTGTTCTTGAGCACACATTATTTCAATTGTTACAGCAACAGCTAAATCCATGCTGAGCCAATTTTGATAATTTTCAGAGGCAAATTTAGTCCAACACCATTCCCAATTTTTAACAACAAATTCTAATACTTTAAAGAATTCATAAGTGTATTGGCTTTTTTTAAAATAATATAATGCACAATATGGACTGGTAAGATTATTGCTTATAAATGCTCGACGATGTATTGTATCAACTACAGTTTCCATTTTATAATTTTGAATACTATTACAAAATTTAATATCATAATTGCTACAATAGTTCCACCAACTAGTAATGTCTTCTAACACTAGCATATCGGTATCTAGTACAATAGTTTCATCGTAGGGAGTTGCATAATATACCTTCCAGCGATTTTCTGTTCTGTATTTAGATAAAGTTGTATCAGACCCGAACGGTATAGGAATAATTTTATCAAATGCATGTATATATTCTTTAGGAACATTGTCATCGGTAACTAATGAAACATTGGTTGTAATCCGCTGAGTTGATTTAATACTTAGTGCTAATGCATAGGCTTGACGTATATAATCTACATCGTCAGTATTTTGTGCTAATAAAAGAAATCCTTTAGACACCCGAACCCCCATCGATAAAACGACTTAAACTAAATTTGTTCATAACATGTACATCCAATCCTTGTGTCTTAGCAACTATATATTCGCCTTGATAATCTTTTTTTTCTAATAAAAAATGCATAACATCATCTTGCATGTCAACAAGTATATCTTTATCTTTTGTATAGATCATACTTCCCGGTAGTTCTATAGCAAATTTTCCGTCTGTGTTGCCATTCATTATATGAATAGCTATACTGAAAGCAAAATCGTTTCGATATAAAGAAGTATCTATATTGTATAACACTCTAAAATAATTCCAATTAGATTTAATATAAGCCACTATATCAAAAAAACTTTGCATTGATTGATTTTTTTCAAAGATAAATGCAGTTGCCCAATAAAACGGAATACTATAAGGATTTATTCTTTCAAATTCAGTAGTCGATCTCCAACTAGCTAGATCCATACTCGATGAGTAAATTTGTAAACCATAATCTAATTGAAATGCTGGTGCTAACACACTACTGTTTATGATATAATCACTATCTATGACCAATGTGCGATCATACGGTGTAAGATCATATGCTTGATTTCTAGCATAGTTCCTCCAATCAAGATCTTTAGAACTTAAAGAGCCGTCATTAAATCGCCTACGCTGTACTATAGGAGTATAGTCAACTTCAATTATTTGATCAAACGGATGTGTTGGATAATTACTTTCTAACCATGTACGACCATCTGTAACAATACTTACAGGTAAATTCAAATATTTTTGAGCTTGTTTGGCAGAAAACACTGCTAGTTTAATGTAGTCAACTTCTGAATTATTTTGAGCAAAAATTAAAATTCCAGAGCTCATAGATCAACAATATCTGCAATTTTTCGCTTAGTTTTAATTTCATTAAAACGTATAGCGTAAGTGTTAGTAGCTGAAACGTACACATCAACTATGTCTTTTAGAAAAACATTTAAATCTTCTATTAGCACAGGAAAATTATTACTGTCTACTAGGACAATATCTGTTGTATTTCCTAAATCGATTAATGTTTTAATAAAACTTATAAGATCAGTGCTAATTTGAAATGTTGCACCATTAATATAATGTATCAATTGTTGATTATATTCTTCTAAAATTATGCGTTTTTGATTTGATAGTGTGGCCATGAAGTTAGCCACACCAAATGCTTTTTCTATTCTTTCATCCATAACAAACTCCGTAGTGTACAATAATACAGTACAGTAGTTAGCTTGTCAATGATTTAGGTTATATAGAACCTGATTATCCTATTGTAGGATTAGCACTATTAATTGAAGGAGGAGTTACAGACACATATGATCCAGATGCATAATATCCTTTGACAAGGCTAGTCAAAGTACCTTCTACATTCCAATCAGTGGAATAAGGATTTCCAGAATGGGCTGTTGATAGATCTTGAAATTGTATACTAAATGTCAATACCGCACCAGTACCATCGACATAAGCATAAATGTCATATTGGTTTGGCGTATATGTCGAACTACTTGTAACTTTTCTATAGATATTTTGACTGCTAGTAGTTAATTGATAATATCCTACATTAGACAAAATTGTCTGGCCGGTTCCGTTTCCACTATTGGTAGTACTATTGTAGCCAAACGTAGTAGTTCCCATGTTACTTAATAACATGTTCCAGTCACTATTTTTTGTATAGCTGCCGTCTGCAGTGCCGTATCCTGGATATCCTGGATAATTTATTAAACTAGCTTGGAATGTGATATATCCGCCGGCATTAAAATAGTATCTAGCATGATTTGCATCAGAGAATGTCATTACAACTGTATGAGTAATTGTTCCATTCCATGCTGTAGTTCTAGTACCAGTCGAAAATGTAACTGCCGATGCTTGTGGACTTGGCGGAATTGCCAATTTATTAGATGTGCAGGCATTACTAAGAGCCAGATATAATGCATAATCGCTAGCTGTAACTTTATTTGATCTAGTAGGAACAGATGGTATTGTCAAAGACCCTGGAGATCCTTGATGTGTATATGCGTTAATTAAATCTTGTCGTAAATTACTCCATTGAGTAGTAGTAATCGTAGGATTTCCAATAATTTGTGAACTGTTAAGAGCAGGTGTTGTTGAGCTAGTTAACCCATACCCAGATGTGCCAGAACCAACACCTAGCACAGATGCGATTGCTGATTGAATAATATTATAATCAGTTGCATAAATTTTTGATCCCTGACTTGCCATCTTTTAACCTTTTAAACTTTATTGAACTTTATTTAGTTTTACAAAATTACACATTCTACTAAAGTGATATCTGTACTTGTGCAATCTGCAAGAGCTACAGCAAAGCAAATTGGCTGATTATCGTCAGGACTAAACATGACATTTATACTAGCTGCCAAGCCGTCGCCATATGGAGCCATCGTATCTCCTTTTGAGCATCCGCCAATTACTTTAACTGGAACGCGGCCTTTTAACGCAACATACACGCCATTTTTTAAACTTTCATTCATTTTAAAAGCAGGGTTAGTACTAATTGCACCAATTGCTTTATCACCATATGTAGCTGTACAAATTTCTGCAGGACCGCCTATTTTTACAACAGTACCTTCATCTAAAGTTGTGTTTGGAGGAGGAAGATATTTTTCTGCTAAATCGGCATAATTGGCACTTGTTGCTGTTCCATAGAATGTATTAGCATATATATTTTGATTGCTATCTCTAGCAACAATACTAGTTGCTGAACTTGCTGTAGTTGCACTTACAAACTGTCCGCCTAAATTTAAATAATTTGCATTTGTAGCAGTACCTACAAAATTAGTAGCATAAACATTATTCCATACCAAGCTAGAACTTCCTAAATTACTAGTTAAAGTTGCACCTGGAAGTACATCGGTACCCTTTAACGTCATTGGAGTTTTTGTAATCGATGATACAGATGTTTGGAAAATAATTGTATCATTATAAATGTTTTGAATAGTTGGATAGCTAGTATTCGAATTATTAAATACCTGTAATTTAACTGGACTACCTACTGTATATCCTACATCAGCAAAATTTACAGTTTGTGAAAATGTTGCATTACCAGCTTGTAAAAAATTAGAAGCAGGTATACCACCTAAACGATCTGAGTTTGTTGCTGTGCCCCAAAATCTGTAGTTAACATTATTTTCTGTAACACCGTTATCGGCATTTTTTGTATAAGCTAGTGTAACACCTTGTTGAATCTTATCAAATCCTGTAATAGCATTAACCGAAGGGTCTAATGTAAATGCTCCATCTGAACTAATAATAAAAACTACATTTCCATTATTAACAGCTTGTATAACAGCGTGGTTTGCTCCGTTTTCTAAATCTTTAACACTGATAGATTGCATCTGTGTTAAACCTTGGCCAGCAACACCCTGTGGTCCAATTAGTTGGAATGTTGACCCAGTATACGCAAACAACTGATTAGTTGCTGTATCAAACCAGAAATCGCCTTGAGTTAATCCGCTCGGCTGTACTGATCCTACTTCGGCACCGCCGGTTGTTCTAAATTTACTGCCATCCCAGAATTTTAATTTACTATTTCCACTATCAAACCAAATTTGACCTTTTAGCGGGTTAGGCGGTTGTGTTGTATTTGCAAAATTTTCTAGTAGCCATACAAAATTATCGTTTTGTGACTGTCCGTATCCAGCATAATTCTTACCAATTAAGGTAAGATCCGTAGACGTATCAACAGTACCGTCTGCAACTGTAGTTAATAGTGTACCATTGTAGTGATTAATCGTATATGACATCTCGCTCGTTCCTTATTCCTAGTATTTATGCTATTTTAACTTATAAATTAGTTTGATAAGTCCAAACTCCGCCCAATAGTTGGTACTGTTTTATAGTACTATCGCTACATTGTATTCTAAGTATTGTGCCGTTTTGGTGCTCTGATACTGGAAAAATCTTATTAATTAAATTTGTAGCAATTTGCGCTGTAGTTAACCCTGTTGTAGTCAAACTTAACCCTAAATTTATACTAGATACTGCTGTATCTACATAGCTTTTGTTAGATGCATCGGTGGCGTTGGAAGGTGTTGATACATTTGTAATCCTAGTACTACCAACATCGACAGTGCCAGATCCCTTAGCAACCAAATATATTGTACCATTAGCTGATCCAGAGTTTACATACGATACTGTACTATTTGCAATATTTAAATACGCGGCTTGCAGTCCTGTTAATGCTCCAATACTAGTTAGCCCAGGAGCCGATGTAATGCCAGTGCCCAGTGCTGTTGTACTCAATACGCTAGTGCCATTAATATAATATCCGGCACCGCCATTGGAAGTAGAAATATTAACGAAATCCGATAAATTCCAATAACCGCTATTTGCTGTAGAACTTGAACTAGCAGTAGCTGCCCAATCTATAAATTTAGTAGTTGTGCCAGATAATGTTATTCCACCGCCGCTAGCTGTGATATCTGTCGGTACCGATGTAGCACCAAGTGTAATATTTTTATCAGCAATATTAATTGTAGTACTATTAATAGTTTCAGTGTTACCTTGAACTGTTAAATTACCTCTAATTACGGTATTTCCATTAACGTCTAATGTTGCAGTTGGGCTTGATGTATAAATTCCCACAAATTGATTTTGTGCATTTATATATAAACTATTTTGTAATGTACCACCAGTTTGTAAATTAATACCAAAATTTAAATTTGTAGTATTAGAGTTAATCTGGAAAGTATTACTATTATTGTCAATATTAAATTTAATATTAGATCCGGTACCTAGTATCAAAGGTGTGTTATTTTGAATACTAATTTGTCCAGATGTAGTGGAATTTGATATTGTTGATAGGAAACTAGAAGCTGTTTTTAAACTTCCATCAGCTGCTAGTAGCGATTGTGCCTGTGTTGCCACAGCATTAAACAATACTCCCGGATATGTTCCAGTATTAAAACCAATATTAACAGTATTACTAGATGCTGTCATTGTAGTCGATGCTACAGTTGACGCATTACTTAGTGTATAAGTACCTGTACTACCTGTACTGCCCGTAAGCTGACTAGTAATTGTAGTTCCTGGAACTACTCCAATACCTGAAATAGTCTGTCCTACACTTAAACTACCGTTAGATATTGCCGTAACCGTTAAAATATTTCCAGATTGGCTAGCTGTAATTTGTGCAGAACTTGTAAATCCTGGAATAGCTGTTGCCGGAGTAAATGTATCTTTACTAAAAATTCCAATAATAGTACGAGCAACATATAAAACTACAACTGTATGGGTTACACCGGCAATATCAATAACATCCTCTACTACAAATCCGCTAGTTCCTTGAGTAGTAGTATATGCAGGACCTGTTAAAATAGTGTTCAATCCGTCATTAAAATATAACTGGCCTGTTGAATTATTAATCCACAAATCACCACTGCTGATACTACTAGGTACTACCGATGATACAATTGTTCCGCTAGTTGTAGTAAAATTATTTCCGTTATATACTTTTAAACGATTTTCATTTGTGTCGTACCATAGTTGCCCAATTAATGGATAGTTCGGCTGACTAGTGCTGGCAAAATTTTCTAATAACCAAACAAAATTATCATTAAAAAATGCACCGTAACTAGTAGTATTTTTACCGATTAAAGTTAAATCAGTAGATGTTTGGTTAACAGTTCCATCATTAATAGTTGTTAACGTATTTCCATTGGTAAGTTTGATAGTATAGCTCATTATATAGCACCAGTAAAGATTATGTAATTGATAGTTTGATAAGGATTCATTACATTAACAGCTACACCGGTTGCACCAGTTACTCCACCACTGTTAGGAAGTCCTTCACCAGTACTACCGGCTGTAATACCATAACCACTAACAGCTTGTCCATCTGCAGCACTGCCTGGAGGACTCGATGCATAGTATTGAATACCGGCATTACTTTGTAAAGTATGAGTATGCTGTGGTAAATTCGTAGATGCTAATGTTACAAACCCAGTTGCACTAGTATTTCCCGCACCAACGCTAGTAGCCGATACATCATTTACACGGTGAGCTGCTGTACTAGGATTTCCATTTAAATCAGTTGTTGTTGTAATAGATGTTCCTCCAGTTTTACTAGGAACCGTATTATAATTATTCATGTTATCTGCACCTAACGGAAAACGCCCACGTAGGTCAGGTAATGCAAATGTGCCTTGTCCTAGCAAATAACTTGGATTTTTATAAGAATATCCAATAACACTGTACAATTGAGAATATGTAGAGATTAGTATCTCCGATCCGTCGCATAATAAATATCCAGATGGTATAGAAATTCCTGCAAATGGCAGTATTGTTCCAATTGGAATTACAGCCAAATGATTATGCAATACAGATTTCGCCATGCTTACTAGACCTACCCCTGGTCTATAAACTAATAGTGTATCAGTTGTATAAGAATCAGTTGCTGCTGGTTTATTAGCAATAAAATTAGGATCTAATGTTGTTGTAAAGACAGCTGTTCCTGTGCTCGATTGTCCATTAAAACTAACAGAATTACTTGAAACATCTCCCGTCAAACTAAAAACTGTTGGGCTAGTTAAAAAAGCTGCAGAACCGCTAGCACTTCCTTCTAAAATTCCAGTAAATGTTCCTGAAAAATTTCCTGAAAAATTATTAGCATACATATTCCTAAAAGGTCTAGTGCTTGTACCTATATCATATAGTCCAGATGTAACTAGTGGAATATTCAATGTTGATGCTTCTGTAGAATCTGTTGAATAATTTGGAACAATTACTGCACCTGCACTTGGAGTATTAGTTCCATCAAGGTTATTCAAAATAGCTTGTCCATAAACTGTCAAATCATCACCAACTATTGCACTCATTGCAATAACTGCACCACCTTGAGTTGTTATACTGCCGGAAGATGTTGTAAATAATGTGCCTACAGTATACGATGCGTCTGCTGTTCCTTTTATATTAATACCAGTTGCTACTGTCACTGTACCAGCTACATCTAATTCCGAAGCCGGAGACACATTGTTAGTACCTATTCCTACCAATCCTGACGGATCTACGTGAATAATAGTATTCAATGCTCCTGCAAGATTAGTTAATTTAATATTAAAATTCCCACCGGTATTACTAGAATACAATGCAGCAGATCCACTGGCTATACCTAATGTTAATCCTAAATTAGAACCAATGTTTATACCAGAATCTGTTCTAATATTGACTGAATAATTAGTTGTGCTGATCGTGTCTGATCTCAAGAAGTTTGATGCAGCTATGGATTTATTACTAATTAATAATGAATCTGCAGAACTAGCTGTTCCCCAAAAGCGACTAAGACTTGTTGTTGTTGCAGAATCGACTGTACTTAAATTTATACCTTGATAGATTGTGCTAAATCCTGTTATTGTAGATTTAGGAATAAATTGTTCTTTACTAATAATAACTATTCTATAATTATTAGCATACATTGACACAACATTATGAGTAATATTACTAGTATCAACTATTGTTTCAACAATCGGTCCTGTTTGTGTTCCAGCACTATATTGAGGACCAACTAAAACCCAACTGCTACCTGTGAATAAAAATAATTGATTAGTATTAGTATTAGCCCACAAATCGCCGGCAATACTATTTGCTACAGCAGGCGCTGTAGCACTTTTCTTTAAACTTCCAGCTGTTGTCCAATTAACTCCATCATATACTTTTAAAATATTAGAGCTGGTATCGTACCACAGTTGACCTTGAACTGGGTTCGATGGACTGGTAGGTGCTGCAAAATTTTCTAATAAGTGCAGTAGATCTTCTGCAATAGGTTCACCGTAACTAGGGTATGCTTGCCCTACAAATTTTAAACTAGTTGTAGTATTAATTGTACCGTCAGCAACTAAAATTGGTACTTTATTTGGATTAGTAGTATCAGTATAAGGAATAGAATATGGCATAATTACTCCTTAAACTGACACTAGGCCAGTTAAACTTTGAATTCTTACTGTATAATCAATTTGAATTAATCGATTCAAACTTTTTAATACAGGATGAAATACTACATGGGTTAATAATAAACTTTGGCCAGTAGTACTATAACTTACTAATCCTAATTCGTCAAATGTAAATGTACTAGCATTATTATTCGTAGTATCAAATGCTGTTTGTCCAGCAGGTTCACCGTAATCTAGTAAACAAGTTACAAAAATATCACTGTAGTTTGATCCAGTAGTATGTCTTGTTTCTGTAAAATTTCTTGTTGGATCTGTATTAGTACTACTATTTCCGTCAACTACTTTAGCATACGTTTGATTATATAAACTTGCATTACTTCCTGTACTATTTGGAGTCAAATATGTAATAATTCCAGTAGGATCAATAGCTGTACCACCATTACCAAAAGCCATTTGATAAACATATCCACCGGTTGTGTTATTAGATAACGATTGTGCAAGTGCAATACTCATATTTTCATAATGAATAGCATTACGTTTATTAATAAAAACTTCTTGAGAAATCGGATCATATATTTTAATATGTCCTTCTATATGGATTCCTGTTTGATCTTGTGTCTGCATAATTAACTCTCTTTATCTAATATTTATCAATGTTTAAAATGTGCTAGTTTAATCTACCCTTACACCCGTAGTTATACGTGGATATGCCGGGCCTGTTGTAGATCTAAATCCAAAATTTTTCTTAGGAAATGTTGAACCTGTGTGAAAATAACGATAAATGTTGCTAGCTGCCGGACTTCCTAATCCAGTAACTGCATCCCATCCTGTAGTGCTAACATAACCTGTAGTATAACCGTCTCTATTATTACCAGTAGTTACATCATTACATAGATTTAATGAAGGTATCACTCCTGATTGAGAAACTGAATTAGAATAAAATGTTGCCATATTAAATGGAATCCTATATCCTAATAATCGAATCAATCTTACCCATAATCCAGCTAAGAATG